CACTTTTACCAAGGAATACAATCATGGCTAACGCCACTGTATCACGCCTCGGTCAAGCTGATAGCGGCGGTGACGTAAGTGCACTGTTTCTAAAAGTTTTCGCAGGTGAAGTCATCACGGCATTCGAGACCGCAGTTATCTTGAAGCCTCTGACTCGCCAGCGTGTGATCCAAAGCGGCAAGTCCGCTCAGTTCCCTGCCATCTACAAGGCAGCTGCTGAGTACCACACTCCCGGCGAGGAAATCGTCGGTGCCAAGATCAAGCACAATGAAGTTGTCATCACCATTGACGACCTGTTGATCTCCCACGCCTTCATCGCAAATATAGATGAAGCCATGAACCACTACGACGTTCGCGCTCCGTACAGTGCCGAGCTGGGCCTTGCCCTTGCTTTGGCGTACGACAAGAACGTAGCCCGTAACATAGCACGTGCCGCTCGCGGCGCAGCTCTGTTCACTGGCGATTCTGGTGGCTCGCAAATCACGGACAGTGACTCGGACACGAGTGACACCTCTCTGGCCGCATCTATCTGGGCTGCGAAGCTCGCGATGGAGCAGAAAGACGTTCCTGTTGACAGCTCGCCTGTCCAGTGCGCGTTGAAACCTGCACAGTGGTACTTGCTGGCGCAAGAGAACACTCTGGTCTTGAACCGCGATGTTGGCGGCGACGGTTCTTACTCGCAAGGTAAGTTCACGATGATCGGTGGTGTCAATGTTGTTAAATCCAATGCTTTGCCTTGGGTTGACAGCTCGTCTGACACGGACATCCCGGCAGCTTATCGCCTGAACATGTCCACCACGACTGCTTTGATCTTCACGGAAGCCTGTGCCGCTACGGTACAGCTGATGGGTCTGGGCATGGAATCGGAATACGACATCCGTCGTCAGGGTAACCTGATGGTGGCTAAGTATGCCGTTGGTCATGGTCCGCTGATCAACAAGTGCGCAGTGGAAGTCATCACTTCGTAATCCCTTTGAGGGGGAGCTTCGGCTCCCTTTCTTCCAACCATTTTAAGGAAACTTAATCATGGCAGTTACTTCTGCAAATCTTGTGCAGGACGCACTGGAAGTTATTTACGGGGCACTTGCTGCCGTGAAGACGGACGGACCAGCTAAGGCTGGTGTCCAAGCACTCAATGAGGTTGCGACCGCATTGAACAGGTTGCCCGGTTACGCGATCACAGACATCGCACAGACCGACGCAGCTGATGCAGGCGTATCGGAGTTTATCGATACAGGCGGAGAAGGCGTAGCCCTCGACGTGTTGTCGGTATTCCGTACGACCAATGCAGTTTTCGATCTGACCGACAATGCCCTCGCCACCGCGAAGGGTTCGGCAGTTGCCGCTGGTGACATTTATGTCGTCGATGGTGCTGACTCTGTCGAGTATCTCGGAAACAGTTCGGCTGGTTCGGCATTCGATATGTCCGGCGAAACGTCGAGCGATTTCGGCTAAAACTATCTCTGGAGCAGGCGCAATCCTGCTCCATTTTTTCATGGAGTTTGACCAATGACTACACCAACAGCTGCAATGACGAAGCTCGATGCTGTCAACCTCATGTTGGCATCCATCGGTCAGTCTCCGCTCAATACCATCGAAGGTACCATTCCAAAGGAAGGCACCAAGGCAGTCCTCGCGCTGGACAACGCGCTCCGAGAAGTCTGCATTCAAGGATGGTCGTTCAACCAAGACGACAACTACCCGTTGACACCGTCGAGCCAGAAGATTGCTATCCCAGCAGGGGCAGCGATGGTCGATCCGTCCAACGGACAGAACTACACGATGCGCTGGGACTCAGCCGCAACCGCAGCGATGCGTGTGTACGACAACGACAAGCGGTCGTTCGATGAGTTCGGCACTGCATCAATCAACTTCGACATCATATGGTTGTTCGAGTTTGAGCAGGTGCCGCAGCACTGTCGCCAGTACGTGACCACGAAGGCAGCTCGCAAGTTCCAGTCGGGCATCATGGCCTCAGTCATTCTCTACGAGTTCACTCGGGAGATGGAGACGGAAGCCTATGCTGCATTCCGCAGGATAGAGAAGCGACAGAAGCAGTACAACATCAACAAGTATCGCTCCGGCGCAACACGACGCTGGCGCGCACCGAGGTAACAACATGACCGACGCACTCATCTCGCGACAGATTCCCGCGCTGTACAATGGGGTCTCACAGCAGAACCCCACGTTGCGGCAAGCATCGCAAGGCGAGGCACAGGTCAACCAGTATGGCACCGTAATGGATGGGCTGCGAAAGCGTCCACCTTCAGAGCACATCGCTGAAGTGACATCATCTGACATCAGCACTGCATTCGTGCACACGATCAACCGTGACACGAGCGAGCGGTACATAGTGGTGCTCACTGATGGTGACCTGAAGGTTTACGATGCGTTGACTGGCGTAGAGAAGACAGTCAACTTCCCAACCGGCAAAGGCTACCTCTCAATCGTGGGAGGTGGGGACGCAAATGCGAGCTTCGCGCTTGACTCCATCGCTGATTACACGTTCGTTGTGAACAAGACTCTGGCAGTTGCCACGCAGACTTCCCCGACGACTACGCCTACCAACTACGCGGACTGGGAACACCCTCGCATATGGGGCAGGCAGACTGCTGGGAGATACTACAACTCACGTGGAGCAGGTTCGCTATATGCCACCGTCAATACGTTCAGTGACCTACCGGGTGCTGAAGATGCAGTCCCCCCGTCCAACGGACAGCTGTACAAAGTTGTTGGCTACGATGAGAACAACTTTGGAGGCTACTATGTTATCCGCGCTGGAGGGGTCTGGGAAGAAACCTACGGTCCCGGCGCTAACCTCGGCTTCGATGAGACAACTATGCCTCACGCACTGGTGCGGCAGAGTGACGGGACGTTCGACTTCACTCCCTTCGCCTTCACCGCACGTCAATTCGGAGATGCTGAAACGAATCCTCCACCTACCTTTGTTGGCGCAACCATCAAGGGAGTGTTCTACTGGAAGAATCGCTTAGGCTTTATCACCGACGAGAACACTGTGTTCTCTGGTGCTGGAGACTACGGCAACTTCTGGCGCAACACTCTGACCACGCTGCTCGACAGTGACGTGGTGGATGTGGCGCTCACAACTAACAAGGTCTCGATCCTGAACTATGCCATCCCGTTTAACAAGACGATGATGCTGTTCAGTGACCAAGGCCAGTTCTCGCTCAACGTACGCGACGTGCTCACTCCAACTTCAGTCTCTATCGATGAAGCTACGAGCTATGAGATGGACCCGGACGTTAAACCTGTTGCTCTCGGTTCTGAGATTTACTTCATCAGCACCAGCGGAGAGTTCAGTCGCATGAGGGAATACTTCGTGCACGGCGAGACGTTGAACACAGATGCAGCTGACGTTACAGCTCATGTCCAAAGGTACGTACCTTCCGATGTCTTCAAGTTGGCAGGCAACTCCGTCGAGGATGTTGTCTTTGCAATCAGCAGCAAGACTGGCGAACGTAATCGAATCTACGTGTACAAGTTCTTCTGGTCAGGTGACGAGAAGATACAAAGCGCGTGGTCGTACTGGGAGATGGGGACTGACGATGTCATCCTGTCCATCGATACGATTGCGAACGAGCTGTTCGTTGTGGTCAAACGCAGCGACGGTACGTATCTCGAAAAGGTCGCTATCGATGTCAACGCCACCACGCTTGACCTCGACTGGAACATCCTGCTTGACCGCAGGTATGACATCCAGACGGGCGACATGTCGTACTCTGGCGGACAGGACGAGACGACGATCACGTTCCCCTACGAGTTGACCGAGCCGGATGACGTAAAGGTTATCCTCACGGCTGGCACAGGTGACGAAGGCAAGCTGCTCGATCCGACGTTGTACGGGTTCCCTCCGGGTAACCTGTCGACGATGACGGTACCCGGCGACATCACTGCGGGTGAGCCTGTCGGTGGTGTCAACTACGATGCCAGCTACGAGTTCAGCGAGCAGTTTGTCTTTGATTCAAACGGACAGGCTGACACGACTGGTCGCTTGCAGATGCGAACCTTCACGGTGAACTACCGCAACACCGGCTTCTTCAGCACACGAGTGTATCCTTATGGGACTGACTTCGACGCTGACAATGAAGACGTGGTAACGGCAGCACTCGATGCTTTCACAGGTCGTACGCTGGGCGAAGCATCACTCATCTTGGGTGAGGCTGCGTTCCACACCGGCACGTACCAGTTCTACATCGATGGCAACAGCAGGGACGTTGTCATTCAGATACACAACAACAGTCATCTTCCGTCACAGATCACATCGGTCGAGTGGGAAGGTTTCTGGACTAAGAAATCGAAGGGAGTTTAACGTGGAGAGATTTGAGATCGTACCAGCTGGTCGGGTTTACGCGAATCAGCTTGCGCCTCACCTTCGGATACAGGACAAGATCGAGATTTATGCTTCCAGTGGTATGCAGCCGCTGGAGGCATTGCTCGGTTCTGTCGAAGTATCTGACGAGGACATGTGTTGGGCCGCACTACTGAACAGGCTACCTATAGCAATGTTCGGAGCGAACCATCTCATAACCGAGGGAGAGTACAAGACAGGTGGAATCTGGATGCTAACCAGTCCGGGTATCTACCACAACAAGAGGGATTTCATGCGGTGCTGCAAGAAGTATCTTGCGATCATGCACGAACGCTATGACTTCCTTACCAACTTCATTGACTCACGGAACATTCCGTCAATGCGCTGGCTTCCCTACCTTGGGTTTGTCCCAGTGCAGACCGTAGAAGAATACGGCATCGGCAAAGTCCCGTTCGTCCAGTACGTTTCCAAAAGGAGCTAATCATGTGCGAGCCAATCTCTGCCACAGCTATGATGTGGATCAGCATCGGTACCGCAGCTGTCTCAGCTTACGCCACGGACCAGACCGCAAAGGCACAAGCCGGGGCTATCGAGACGCAGCAGGAAAATGAGCGGAGAGAGGCTAAGGACATTGCCGAGGAAGAACTCGGAGTTCGCGTGAAGGAAGCAAGAGAGAAGCGGGCACGTGCTCGTGTAGCTGCCGGTGAGTCCGGGGCACTCGGTGCTTCCTTCGCAGCAGCTATGAACCTTTCGTTCACACAACGTGGCATAAGCGACCGAGCAAACACAGCACTCGCAGGTATCAATGATCCGTCCGCTCTTGAAGCTGGACTATCGATTGCGAGCGCAGGTCTCTCAGGTTACAACGCAGGCATCGGCCTCGAACAGCGGCGTGAAGCTGCTGCTGAAGGCACAAAAGGGTCCACTGGATCAGGTAGAAACTAAGGAGTAGGACATGGCACGACAAACAAGTCGGAGTCGAACTGTACGCGAGGACGCACCTCTCGCGGCTGATCGTCCCGTACAGATTGAAAGTCAGCGTCGGTTCTTCTCCAACCGTGGCAATGACTCGGCAAGCAGAACTGCACGTGCACTGATTGATACCTTCAGTTCTGGCATTGAGTTGAAGCAGACGCTTGACGTGAAGGCTAACGTCGAGGGCCGCGAGCAGGCCACGACAGATCGCGCACAGGGTATCGAGCGTGACGAAGCCAACAAGAACGCTGGCTACGATGCGAAGTGGCAGCAGATGGATGCTGAGCACGACTTCAACCAGATCAGGAAAGACCTGCCCAAGTTCCTCGAAGACAACAACGCAGAGTTAATGGCTCGCGATGATGTCAGCACACTCATCAACGATTACTACTTGCAGCAGCTGAAGGGACTCGACCCAACCACAGCGTATGGTAGAGCTATTGCTCCAGCCTTACTACAACTCGAACAGGACCAGCTCGGTCTGCATGACGATGAACAGATCGCACAGATACGTGCTGAGCAGCGGGTCACTATGTCGAACAACTTGCAGGAACGCTACAACGAGACCGGCGAGTTCGACTACGACTACAACATGGACATGACCAACACGTTCCTCGACAACGAGGCGAAGCGTGTCGCACATGCGGAGAACATCTTCCTCGCAGCTGAGCGCGCAGGTGACGTGTCGATCATTGACAACGCACCCCAGCAGTTTCCTGACGGAAGCCAAACAGGGTTCGGTGACCCAGCTGGTCCGCTTGCGGACGAGATCAAGGCAGCACGACGTGCGGCTATGGTCAAGGCAGCATCGCTTCAGACTATGCGAGATGAGGCACTGGACGATCAGGCAAACGCTCAGCGTCTGGATGCACAGCTGACTATCTGGAGAGTAGGTTCTGACGGTGGTGACACCACGGAACTGCTCGACAACATGAAGCTGATTCCGGGTACCAAGTTCAGTGACGTTACAGCAGCGCAGAACTTCTCCATGTCGCAGTTCGATGTGAAAGAGAAGCGGTCGCCCGACTACTCAGCGATGGGTATCCTGTATGGTAACATCCATGCAGGCGTAGGTACCGGCTCGGATCAACTGTCGGCTGTCTTTGAGGCAGCAGGCAACCACGAACTTGGCACCGGCAAGACTGGCGTCGACAACATGAACGCACTGATCGCGAAGATCGAGCAGTACGAGAACAACAGTGATTCCCTTCGAGGCGAAGCTGTTGGCCTGTACCGCACCTCACTCAACACGAGGTACAACGATGCAACTGGTGGTCTCCTGAAAGGGATCAACCCACTGATGCAGCGTGTGAAGATTGATGCGAACGATAAGTACAATGCTCTTGTCCTGCGAGGTATGCCGGGTGAGAAGGCACTGGACGAAGTCATCCGTGAGTTCGATCCTATCGTTTCCAACTTCCCTGAAGTGGACGAGAAGGAACTGAAACGTCGCGCACAGTCTGACTTCACAGGTCAGCGCGTGCAACCGGTCGACATCGAGGACGCTCTGGAAGCAGGCGACACGACTGCCTTCATAGGCATGACGCGCTACTCTCTGGAGAATCGCATCGGTGAATTGCTGGAAAACGGAGACCTCTCATCTGAGCAGGTCATTGAGTTCGGCACACTTTATAATCAGTAGGAGATAACCTCATGGCAGAACCGATCACGTACGCGGAAGAACTGCTGGGACGCAGGGAGCGTAACCGCACCAAGACAAAACAGATGCAGGAACACGCTAACCAGATCACAGCAACCCGCGAAGCTGAAGAAGCTGCCAGTGAGCAACGAGGTCACTTTAGTGACATGGGTCTCGGTCTCGCTCGCGTTCCTTCAGGCTTCTTCGGTGAAGTCTTTGAGGCAGCAGCTGAGATCGACGAGTGGTCAATGCGTCACATCGGCGCGTTCGACTTGAACCCATTCGACGGGGGTGACCTCCCGTGGTACCAGTCGTTCGGCTACATCTCACCGAAGCGTGTGCGTGAAGGCGAAGCGACAGGTACATTCACTGTCGCCGGTCAGTCACCTGCACGTGTACCGCAGACTGGATTCGACCTGATCACCAACCTGATCCCCGAACCCGAGCGATTCAGCGGGCAGTTCATTGAGTCAGGCGGCAAGTTCGTCGCAGGATTCGTCCCGGCACTCAGTGCCATCAAGGGCATCAAGTGGGTAGCCAACTCAAACAAGTGGGTTCGCTGGGGCGCAAGCTCTCTCGGTGGTGGCGCAGTTGCTGACTTCGTGGGCTTCGACGGACACGAGAGCAGGCTGTCAAACCTGATCCAAGCATCCGCAGCTGAAGGTGGTGTTCCCGATCTATCCAACGCTGTCACTGAGTACCTTGCAGCTGACGAGGAAGACACGGAACTCGAAGGTCGACTCAAGGCCACACTCGAAGGTGCGTTTTTAGGTGCGCTTGCTGACGGTATCCTCCGGGGTATCAAGGGCATCCGCTCATGGCAACGTGAGGTCGCAATCAACAAGGTGGTCGATGAAGTCGATCAGCTTAACCCGCACGTGGTTGACGAGAAGATCGACCTGAAGGCAGCGGAGGATGTGAAGGCCAAAGAAGAAGGTATCGAAGCAGCCAAGCAGCCTGACGAAGTAGTGGCAGCTGAAGCGAAAGCTGAGCAGAAGAACGTCGCCAATGAAGAAGTCCTTCTCGAAACACGACGAGCTGAAACTCGTACCCGTGTACAAGAACACATGAAACTCAATCCCGAAGACGTGGTGGCATTCAAGAAGGCTGTCGCAGACGGGAACGAGGACGAAGCCCTACAGATGCTCTCGGACTTTAACGAGAACACAATCGACTGGGCGAAGATCGAAAACGCTGACGACATCAAGCAGGTGCTACTCGCTACCGAGCAGGTGTTCGCAGAGTTGGTAACCGATGCGAAGGGCGGTGTGCAGTCACATGCGCGCACTCGCATCTTGGCAAACATGACAGGCTCGAACCCCAAAGAGATTCACTCACTGTTCCGCGACACACGTGGCAGTGGTGGTCTTGCTGCACGGTTCTATGCTGGCATGAGAACCATGATGGCATCAGCAGCTGAAGTGAAACGTGCAATTAAACTCGCACGCAACTCTCCGCAATCTGCGGAGCTGGACGCTGCCGCTGTTCGTGCAATACAGATGCACGCTGCTATTCAGGCAGAGTTGAAAGGCGCACAGACTGAGATCGCCCGCGCACTACAAGCGATGGGCATGATCAAGGACAGTGCTGCGAACAACTACAAGGAGTTCGATGAAATCTTCCGCGAGACCGGCAGTCAAGGTCGCAAGAAGTGGGAGAACGAGATGGATAAGTTCCTCGCCGGTAACGTAGGCGTGAAGGAAATTAACATGCTCACCAAGATGACTCCGTGGGAGAAGGGCGCAAACATGTTCATCGAGTACACCATCAACGCGATGCTGTCCTCACCGAAGACGCATGTTGTCAACTTCGTCTCGAACGTCCTGAATACTGTCCTGTACACGCTCGACCGTTCACTCGGTGGAAGCTACCGGTACATGGTACACGGTGATCGCGCAGCACTGCACGAAGCTAAGCTTGACCTGATGACAAAGTTCACACACGCTGGACGGTCATGGGAACTGGCGAAGCAGGCATGGCGCGATGGTGCTCCGGTTATTGATCAACGACAACGCATCGAGTTTCGCACACGTCAAGAGATTGGCGTCGATGGTACT